AAAGAGCTTAAACCACTTACAGAAATGCAAAATCTGTGTGGTAAAGATGGCAAAAGATTCATAGATGCTATGAAGAAGGGAACTTCAAAAGGTTTCCCTTTAACTGGTCCAAAGTCTGATTTAATCACACTTTTGGATCCTGAAGATTACCCCGGTTTTCAGTGCCCCGCTGAAGTAGATCCAATGATTACTGAGCAGGCCGCTGAAATGGAGGAAATATTGCTTCAAGGTAAGCGATGTTATTCAATCTTCAAGGCATGTGCTAAAGACGAACCAACAAAGATTGGAAAAGAAAAAGTTAGACTTTTCCAAGCTGCGGATTGGGCGACACAATTGATAATACGCAAGTATTTTCTACCTATAGCTCGTCTTCTGTCTCTATTTCCTATAGATTCAGAGTGTGCTGTAGGCGTGAATGCCCAAGGTCCCGAATGGGATCAATTATCCAAACATATGTGTAAGTTTGGTAAGGATCGTATTTTAGCTGGAGATTATGATAAGTATGATCTCCGCATGCCATCGCAATTAATATTAGCAGCGTTTTCTGTGCTAATTGATATTGCGAAACGTTGTGGTAGATATAGCCAACGTGACATAGCTGTCATGAAAGGTATAGCAACTGAAGTAGCTTATCCTTGTATGGCTTTTAATGGTGATATGGTTATACACACCGGATCAAATCCGTCAGGACAGAATTTGACAGTATATATCAATTGTATTGTTAATTCTTTACTCCTGAGGTGTGCTTATTATCACCTGTACCCTACCACATCTAACCCTTTACCTTTCCGTGATGTAGTCGCTGTAACTACCTATGGAGATGATGTGAAGGGTTCAGTCCGTGAGGGATTCGACTGGTTTAACCACATATCTTTTGCACAATTCTTAGAAGAGCGAGATATGATTTTTACTATGCCAGATAAAGAATCGACTCCGACAGAATACATGTCGGATGGTGATGCAGACTTTTTAAAACGTCATAATATTTATAATCCAGATACAGAAATGTATCATGGCGCTTTAGATGAGGCTTCTATTTTTAAGTCTCTACACACCGTTTTAAAATCGTCAGCAGTCTCCCCCATGGACCAGTGTATATCTAACATAGATGGTGCACTTAGAGAATGGTGGCAGCATGGTAAAGATGTTTACGAATTGCGCCGTTCTCAGATGAAAGAGGTAGCTGAGAAACATGAAATTGCTCAGTTTTGTCCTATGTTAAATCAATCTTACGAAGATTGTTTGGTTAATTTTCGTAAAAAATATATAGATAAAGAGGACACCGCTTTCAGCACTGATGTGTTGGAACACGAGGAATATGTCGATCAAGCCGGCATATTCCTATTCCGTCCTGGGATGACGATGGAAAACTCAGCTGACCCCGGAGCTATTCGTGGTATAAGTTTAAAATAGCCGTATGTATATGGATTACTGCAATTATTGAGTTTTGCATATTTTTATTCAAAATTGAACAGCTTTGCATACGTAGGCATCCTTCCCCAAGGATACCCGTATTTACGGGAGGTTTCGCCGGCCAATGAAATATAGCTGCCCTTTGTGTACTGAGCGGTCCACCCTGAGGTATTCTTTAAATTTGCTCACTGATAATACTAATAATAATGAAAATCAGAGTGGAGAAGGTTCTAGTACGGACGGAACCGGTTACACTGTAAACAAACTTGAACATATGTCCGTACACCAAAATGTAACTTTCGTTGATGGCGACACAGCGTGGAGTTACGACGTTGAAAACGAAAGAGATTCCACTTATCAATTAGTGGGGTATACTGATGCTAACTTAGCACAGTTTCTTGCTCGTCCTATAAAGATACAAAGTTTTACTTGGACCCCAGGAGGTACACGACTTTTCCAGTCTTTTAACCCTTGGGAGAATTTCTTTACGAGCTCGCCCGTTAATGATAAAATAAGGAATTTTAGAAATTTAAGATGTGATTTACGTCTTAAATTCGTTATCAACGGTAATCCCTTTTACTATGGTAGAGCGATTTGTGCCTATAATCCATATACCAAGAATGATGATATCACCCGTAATCGTAGTTTTTTCGAACAGGATATTGTTCAGGTATCACAGAAACCACATATAATGTTGGATCCCACTACTTCACAGGGTGGGGAATTACTGTGTCCCTTTATATATCCATTTAATTGGGTTGATATAACCATCACTAACTGGTATGCAGATCTAAGAGAATTGACAATTATGGATTTTGATGTTCTGCGTCACGCTAATGGAGCTACAGAGCCCATTACTGTAAATATTTTCGCATGGACCGAAAATCTGCAATTATCTGTTCCTACTTCTAGAGATGTTGGATCATTGGCACCACAATCCGGT